GAAAACTTTCTGGGTGCTAAGAATGAGACTGCTGGTACAGCTACTAATGTTATAGGTGCAACCCTTCTGTGTGAGAACTATGGTACTACAGCTACTGGTTTTCTTGCTGCTGGTGACTTTATCATCAAAGATGAAGTTGGTGACACCACTGACAGATGTGGTATCCGTATTCGTAATGACGACCGTAGTTCCGCAGCCGCCGTTCCTGCCGTAATTAAAGTCGAAGCACATGCTTCAAGTAATAGTTTTACCAATTTAATTGCCTGTGATGCTGCCGGTGATATTGGTTTAACTGCGAGTGATGGCGGCGTTTCTACGCATAAAATTCCAATTTTAATTGGAGCTACTACTCGTTACCTTATGGTAAGTGATGGCTAATATCAAAGATGTGTTCTTTGTAGATAAAGGTGGCACGGCGCTGAAGGTCATTGGGAAGCCGTGTACTTCCCATTGTATTTAGGAGACAAACATGAATGAGAAAGATTTGATTAATAGTTTACACGAAGTTGATGTTTTATTGAGCAGGTGTGTTAATCCTGCATTAACTCGCAGTGAGCATGATGCTATTCGTAACGTCATGCAAGTAGGGATGGCGCGTGTTCAATTATCTTATAAGTTGGAAAAGGAAAAAAAGGACGCAGAGAAAACTAAGAAGGAAAATAATAAAAATAAGAACGAGACATAGGCTCTTGTCTCCTTTAGGTAACAGGGGTAAAAGGAGTTACCCTTTGTTACCATTTAGAAAGGATGTAACATGGCGGCTGAAGTAAGTGTTAATTTATTGTTGCAACTAACTGGGTTAGACAAGGACATATCTGTTCCGCAAAGAGGTACTGATGGAACAGCGCCTACATCCACAACAGGATTGGCAACAAGAACGCTGGCTGTAGCAGATACGGCAGAAGCATTGGATTTAGGCGGTGTTACTACAGTACAAGGAATTTTAATATGGGCCAATGATTATGACCTGGACATAGACACTTCCTTTGTTGCCGCATTTAACGCCGAGCAAACAGTGGAAGCAGGAGAGTTGCCGGTGTTGATAGTAAATCCAGGTGGGACAGTGTATGTCAATGGTAACGTTAATACCGAAACTCCGAGCTATACCTATATTGTGTGGGGTACGTAATGGCTAATTTAAGATTGACTTACGCCGATATTTACACACTTATATCTGGTTTCATAGGATTGACTGACACTGGAACAGCGCCTACAGACACTGACTTGACTACATGTAAAGATATAGCCCAACGAGGTCTGAGGCGTTTTCTATATCCTGTTGATGCACGATCCGGTGACTATTGGGAGTGGAGTTTTCTTCGTCCGCTACACACAATGAATTTGAGAGATAATGTATGGCGATACCAGCTTCCTGAAGACTTCTCATCTATAATAACAGACCCGACCTATGAGGATAATGCTGGTTTCAAAAACATAGCCAGAACTACACCTGAAAATATAATGAATCTAAGGGCTTCGGGTGTCGTAGGTTATGCCCCTTATTATTACGCCATAGTTACGACTGATTATGACCCGGATATTGGTGAGTTCGATGAGATAATGTTCTATCCAGAACCTGATAGTTCGTATAGAATACAGTTCTACTACAAGGCAGACCCCACCAAAGCGACGGAAGCAGGTAACTTTCTGCCGGGTGGTGTAAAATCAACCGAGGCCATTTTGGAGAATTGCCTTGCTGTAGCAGAGTCACAAGAAGATGGCGTAATAGGTATTCATACCCAATTGGCTGAAAAATTGACACAGGATTTGATTGTCATAGATTCCAAAAAGGATGCTGATAATATGTTGGTGGGAAACTTGTATGATAGCAGGGATAATGGAAATGTAGCCCGAACCAACAGGGCTAAACTAAATGTATATGGAACAGATTTATAACAAATGAAAGGTAAATGAAGATGGCAGGTGAAAACTTTTTAGCAAAAAACGATTTTGGCAAAACACAAAGAGTGAAGGTATTAACTACGTCGGCAACTTGCACAACTTATACGGCAAGAACAGGCCGTGCTGAGGACAATTTCATAATCGACCGTGTGATTAGAGTTGACGGCACAAGCGGCAGCGCAATGGTTATTACGTTGCCTGATGGCGTTTATTATGGCCAGGAACTATTGGTTGTACTTGAGGTATATGCGGCTACAAGTACAGTTGATGTTGACGTTGATACTGTTGCAGGAAACGATGCTACCCAAATAACAGGCGCTGGTGGATACACGATATTAAAATGGTTTGGCAGCACTGTTGGTTGGTTAGAAATAGCTAATGCAGTGACATAATATTGGAGGTAACAAATGCAAGGTGTAAACAAAGTTACTTTAGCATCTAAATGGCGTGAAGCAGGAAGTATAACTGTTGAAAACGCTGCTTTGGCCGTTACAGGCAGAGATTGGGATACTGTTAATGCCATTGCTGCTGCTAACAAAGTACAGATTGAATTACGCGAACCTATTCCTTATGCCTTATTGTTCAGATTTAGGGCTGATGGTGCTGCTGATATAGATTCCGACCTTGAGCTATATGCGGCAAGAGGTAAAGACCATTTTCATCGTATTGCCCATTTAACTATTACTACTGGAACACAAGACACAGATGCGGCAACAATTCATTTTATAGACACAATTGCTCCTGCAAATGAGGATGTTTTATTTGCCGGAGCAGAATACGATTTAGCGGAAATGATAGCTCATTATTATGTACGAACACTGGGCTATGATAAGTTTGTGTTTATATCAAGTGATTTGGATTCTACAACTATATATGTTGACGTGGCTCAATTGTATGAATAGGATATAATATGCAAGAAGTTTTTATTACAAATAACAGCGATGTTGGCAAAGCTATAGGTACGGCAACATCTGAAAAGCAGGATGACATTATAAGCAAATTGGAGGATATTGAAGTGCTTGTTACATTGCCACAGGATTTAACGCCAACCGGTTCTCCTACTTTTGCAAATGAAACTCTGACAGGACTCGAAGCGTCTAAGATGGTTTTTACGGATGGTAACAAAAAACTTGTTTCAGGAGATACTGATGTAACTGTGGAAGAACTTGAAGAATTGACCGATGGCTCGGAAACAGAACTTCATAGCCATGCCGGTGGAGCGGGTGGTAATTGTTCCATGTTGGTGGGGATTTATACTGGTGACAGCAATGACGATAGAGAGATTGATATTGGTGTTGACCTCGCATCCAAAACCTATGCGTACGTAATAGTAAAACCCAACTACGCAGTAGATGGAGCAATTCATCGTATTGAATATGGTCAAGGGGACTTAACAATGCGGTTTATGAATTTTACTGACCAAGCTAATTTAATACAAAGTTTTAGTAATGCTGGTTTTGTTATTGGTAGTGATTCTGAGGCCAATAGAAATGGAACAATATTTCGGTATATAGTGTTTTGGGTAGATTAAATCAGGAGGACTTTAGTGTATATTATTACCGATGAAAATAATGTTGTTGTAGATATGTCTACAAGAAGAGAGAATTTGTCAATAGGTATGACGTTTCCTAATTATACTGTGTATGATATTGGTTTGTTGAAAGTGAATTTGGATGATGCTTACGATGGAAAGACTGTTACAACAAATGAAGTGTCACAGCAAATAAGAGAGGAAGATGCTGCCAACGAAGCTATGATAGCACAAAAGATTAGGGACATGGCTGTTGAACAGTTAAAATCAGAAGGAAAATTATCACAAGGATTTAGCTAAAAGAGTAAACTATGGCAAAATTAAAAAGAGCAGCCTTAAAAGCACACAAAAAGAAACACAGAGCATGGCAAAAATACGCTAAAGCTAAATTAGCTAAAGGCGAAAAGCCAATTAAGTTCAAAGACTATGAACCAGATACTGTTTATTTTGATAAGGTTCGTAGACCTACTTATGAAACAAGAATGAAAGCGGCTGGCATGACAGGAAAACAGAGATATTCACGTAGAAAGAAGAAATAAAATGTACGGAAGAAAAGAAAAGAAGATAACTAAGGACGTTTCACTGAAGAAAGCGTATCTCAAGAGGTATGCTTCAAGGATTAAATCCGGTAAAAAAAATACTCCTACATTTCATCAATGGAAAAATGCTTCCAAAACCGAAAGAGGTTTGATGACTTCCGGTATGAGTAAAAAAGAAATAAGTAAATACAAAAGGAGTAAGAAGAAATGACAGAACTTCCTCCCCCAATTCAGGGAATAAGTAAAGGTGTTCCTGTTGATAAAGAGTCTCCGGCCACATCAGGTTATATGAATAATGTTAGACCTACAGATGTATTGGAAAATAAAATACGTCTTGGACAAAGACCTGGTTTGGACAAGTGGTCTGACACTCAGATTGGTAGTGCAGAAAATCCGGTTGTGGCAATGTGTATAGTGGCGGCGGTGGCGTAATATGGCTTTTGTACCCATAGGAATTAATTTAGCTTCTGGTACAACTGAATCAATAGATTTACCAGTAGACCCAGATGTTGAAGCAATAGAAATATCTTTAGGTGCTGGAACTGCCTTGACATCAGGTGAAACTTATGCTATAGTATGTACCTGTCCAACAGCTACCTATGTGGATATACATACAAATAATTGCCCCACCTGGGGTCAAGTAATTGTGGATGGTTATGCCGATGGAAGAAGATGTGCAAATCTTGAAGGAGATACAGAATATGATTGGCAAACTTATGAAAATAGAGATTGTTACTTTGTAACTAAAGCAACTGGTGTTGTTAAAGATTCATATACAACTAATACACATTTACTATATTTCTTAAACTCAGATGGAAAGACTTGGTATTTAGCACAGACATTCAAAGCGAGTTCTGATTATACTATAACAAGTGTAGTATTGGCTTTAGGAAAATCAAAACATGCTACTGACCCTGGAACTATTACTGTATCAATAAGAAATACGATAGATGTTCCTACAAAAGCAACAACACCAGCACCAGCAAATACGACGACCAATATAACATTAGACCAAGCTACTTTAACTTGGGTAGATGGCGGAGGAGCAGTGTCATATAATGTTTATTTTGGTACTATTTCTGAAGATTTGACATTAGTTTCTTCTGAACAAGAGGCTGTCTCTTTTACTATGGCAGAAATAACAGAAGAGGAATCACTATCTTATATAACAACTTATTACTGGAGAATTGATTCAGTAAATCAAGCTGGCACTACAACAGGAGATGAATGGTCGTTCACAACCATGCGGTTTTCTGCGCCATCACAAACCTACTGGAACAGCGAAGGTGGATATTACTATCGGCTATTGATTGACAATGACGGGGAATACGGAGACCATCCAGTTGATGGCGGAGGAGAAGGTATTGATTACGAAGTGCTTGACGGATACTTGCCGAATTTTATAAGTACCACAAGAAAACTGGTAGGTATTGCCAATTCCAAAGTATGGGTAGAGGACATATAAATGGCGGTTGCAATAACTGATAAGGTTAGCTACAAAAGACTTGTAACAGCCGGTAATGATGAGATTTATTACGAGGATATAGACGTGGCCGCAGGAGAAATGGTAGAACTTGATACAAGTAGTGGGGCTGTTGATACAGCAGATCAATTGACTGTGGCTTCAGCGCTTCAGAAAATGTTTGTTGCTAACGGCTCAAATTTGAAGGTGGCCGATTTCATTAACACCAAACTGAATCATGGTGCTTTAGCTACTCCACACGCAAGAGGGGATATTTTAACACAAGCGACATCTGATGCCACGATGATAGTTGATTTTACCAATACTGCCAAGACTGCTACTTACGGATATGTGACTTCTGGAACGTTTAATGTTGTAAATGCAATCACCGGAAGTGGTAGTGGAACTGGATTTACGCCTACAAGTATAAATGGTAGATTGACCCATACGGCTTTGGCAACCGCTCATGCCGTAGATGACACACTTACCCAGGCCGTAAGCGGAGCCACAATGGTTGTAGAGTTTACAGATACAGATAAAAAACATACATGGGGCAGAGTTACAGGAGGGACGTTTGACACGGACAATGAGGTTACAGGTGACGGCGCTGGTTCCGCTTTCACACCTACAGCAGTAAACAATAGACCTCCGCTTTGGTACGACTGGACGGTGTATCAGGGTGATGCGGCTACGTATGGAGCTATGCCGGAAAAGGCGTATCTTATTACTGTTTATCAGGGCAAACTTGTACTGTCTGGAAATCCCGAATATCCTCACCAGTGGTATATGAGTGAAACTGGAAATCCATTTAATTGGTTGTATACTGCTGATGGTGACCCTATGGGGCCGGTAGCTGGAAATAACGCAGATGCTTGTCAATGTCCCGATATTCCACGATGTCTTATTTCATTCCACGATGATTATTTAATATTCGGTTGTGCTTCAAGTATTCATATTTTAAGAGGTAATCCAATAGCTGCCGGTTCACTTGACAATCTTTCCGACACTACAGGAATGTTTGCGTCAGACAGTTGGTGTTTCGATGATGACAGAAATCTGTATTTCTGGGGAAGTAATGGCATTTATAAGATAGAGGCCAATTTCTCCGGAATTACATGTTTAACGGAAACGTTGTTGCCAGACATTATAAACGACATTGGAGCAGACCCGTCTACCCACAGGATAACTATGGCGTACAACAAGAAAAAACACGGAATAGCTATCTGTATTACAACCATTGCTACAGGGGTTAATTCCAATTTCTTTTACAGTCTTAAAACACGGGGGTTTTTTCCAGAGACTTACCCTGAAGAATGTGGAGTTTATTCTTTATTCTACTATGATGCAAATGACACTGACTATGCTGATTTACTAATGGGATGTAAAGACGGATATATTCGCAAATTTGACGACAGTGCAAAAGATGATGACATTGGTGCCACAGATGAAGCTATATCGTCTTATGTCACTTATCCAATAGCTCCATTAGCCGAACCTGACATGAATGGTAAGTTGACAGAAATGGTTTTTGACTTGGCAGGTGGAGCGGCTGCCGGAGGTTTTTCAGATACAGATGGAATAACATATTCTTTATACAAAGGAAAGGACGCCGAAACTGTGTTGGAAGATATTATAGATGGTGCAGATTCATTCAAGACAGGAACCTTAACCGGAACTGGAAGAAAGAATAAAATACGCACAAAGATGAGAGGTGCTTATATGGGATTGAAGTTAAGCAATTCCGAAGATTCGGAAACATGGGCTGTTAATAAAGTATTATTTGATACAAGAAAGGCAGGTAGGCTGTAATGGCAAGAGGTTCTTATCAAATTGCATTAGATTATGCAAGACGTACCGGACAAGCCGGACGAATTGTTCCATCTGGTGGTGGTAATGCCGGGCCGGTTACATATAGATTTGTTCCTTCCAGTGGTATTGGCAAAGGCAGTAATTTAGCACAAGCACAAGCACAATCTCAGTCACAGTCTTTAGTAGACCTATACGAACAAATTACCTCAAAAGCAAAGGCAGACAATGTTGCAAGAGAGAAAGAAATACGTAATATTTATGCTAATGTGTTAAACGAAATATCCGGCAGCAATGCTTCTCTTCGTGCATCCGGCCTTAAAGACATAGAAACACAATCAAAGCAACTGGTTGGCCAAGAGACACAGCAAATGATTAGCTCAGGTTTATACGGAACCACAACTGCTGCTGGAATACCGACAAAGGTAGCATCGACTTTCACACAACCTGCACGGCTAAAACTTGAAGATTTGCTGTCTGCAAGAAAGAGAGAGGTGCAGCTTGGATTGGCCGGATTTGTCGAAAGAATAGAAAATCCATACCCGGATTATAACGCATTAATACAGGCACAAATAGCGGCAGCACAATAATGGGATTGACTTCAAACATCAAAGACGTTGACTTAGTCAGCATTAGACAGGCTATTGCCAAGTTGGGGTCTACCAAATTAGGGCCGACATCATCTCCTATTTTTACAGGAATGACTCTTACCGGATTGGATGCAAATGAATTTGTATTTACTAACGCCAGCAAAGCCTTAACGTCTGTTAATGTTCCTCTTACTGTAGCTTATGGCGGAACAGGCGCTGCGACTTTAATAAATCATGGATTGTTACTTGGGTCTGGTACAGATGCTGTCACCCAACTTGCCGAAGCGTCAAATGGGCAACTACCAATAGGGGCTACAGGAGCAGACCCGACGCTTGCTACTTTAACCGAAGGTGACGGCATAAGTGTCACCAATGGCGCTGGCAGCATAACAATTGCAACAACCATTACTCAATACACTGATGAAATGGCTCAGGATGCCATTGGTGGTATTTTAGATGATGGCACGGTTGGTAATATAGTGTTTACGTATGACGATGGCGGTGATGCTATTTCTGCCGTTACACAGGACGGCGAGATTGACCATGATTCTTTATTAAATGTTCATCAAGATGTTAATATTAGTGCCAGTCCAACATTCGTTAATGAAAAACTCACAGGCTATTTGGATTTAACAGAAATTTCAACCCCAGATGTACCTGTGGAAAATGACATTAGATTATATGCAGTAGCAGACGCTAATTTTACAGTATTAGAAACAAAAACAGATTTAGGCATTGTAACCAGACTTAATCAGGATACTTTTAGAATAGCACGGAATACTTCTGGAGACACTATAGTAAAAGGTAGGGCAGTTTACTTTACAGGTTCAACAGATAATATTCCCAATTTTTCATTAGCAAAAGCAGATGATGAAGCCACAATGCCAGCTATTGGTGTAACTTCAGCAGATGTAGCCGATGGTGACTACGGTCAGATATTAATAATTGGTAGATTAATAGGAATAAATACCAGTGCTTTTGCCGAAGGAACAATGCTTTATGTGTCTCCAACAATTGCCGGAACACCAACGGAAGTTAGGCCCGAACACCCAAATCTTGCACAATGGTTAGGAACTGTTGAAATATCTGATGCAACAGATGGTACTGTCTTAATTGTAGTTCAATCTATTACTGGGGTTGAAAGTGGAACTAATCGCAATAATTTTACTATCGGAGATCAAACAGCAGGAGCTAAAACTCTTAGTTTCGATAACGGCAATATAGGAACATTGTCATGGAATCCTACTGCCGCAAGAACTATAGTATTACAGGATGGTTCTGGAACACTGGCATTTACAGGAGATGCTCCTACAGCGCATCTACACGATGGCGATATACTGGAATGTGATGGTATTGACAGTGACGCCGCAGCATTTCCTTTCGATACTGGTGGCACAGTAACGTTTAATAATCCAATAATCACAACCAGTGTTAATTCCTTGTATCTAAAATTAGTGGCCACCAGAAATATAGGTATTGGTAGCTCTACTACATTAGACGCTTTAGATGATAACCCTGAAGATAATATCGCCATTGGTGTTGGGGCCGGTTCTGGTATTACTAATGGTGATGTTAATGTCTTTATAGGTACAAGTGCAGGATATTCCAAAACTACTTCCAGTGGTTGTGTGGCTATAGGACATGAGGCCGCTTATTCTGGTTCAATAATAGGCGGCTTAACTGCTGTTGGTTATCAGGCAATGAGGTATCACACTGGAGGTAACGGCAATACTGCTATTGGTTATCAGGCTGGATTAGGCGCTGTTTCTGGCTGTGTTTATACATATAATACATTCGTAGGAGAAGCTTCAGGAGTTTCTTGCCATCAGGGGGGAAGTAATGTCTGTTTTGGTAAAAATTCAGGACATGATTTGCACGATGGTTGCAGGAATATATTTTTAGGATTCTCAGCAGGATATAAACAAGCTGACAATTCAGACCTTCTTATAGTAGATAATCAGCAACGTGCTGATGCTGCCACAGAAGCTACCAATGCTGTTTTATATGGAGTAATGGCAGCACTTCCAGCAGACCAAACATTAGCCATTAACGCGGCCACTACAGTGTCACAGACATTTGAATCTACTGGTGTAGCTACTTTGGCCGATGGTTCATTGCTTAAAACATCTGCCGCTCCGACAACTGATGCCATGATTGCTAATAAGAAATATGTTGACGATAACGCTGGCGGAGCAGATTCTGAAAAGGTTAAAGTTGACGCTGCTGCTACCGCTGGATATATAGGAGCAGCAAGCAATGATGGAGTATTAAGAACTGGTACTGGTCTTACATATACAGACGGGGGAGATTTTGTTACTTTAACTGTTGCAGGAACGTATGTAGACAGAGGAGACCCCGCAGCAGATGATTACTTAGTAGGTGACTTTACTACAGACGATACTTGGAGAGATTTGGATTTAGGGCCAGGTGGTGCTGGTATTATTCCTGCCGGTGCTATAGCTGTATTACTTTCATTAGGTGTATTAGACAATACAGCAAATGCAAATTTCCAATTACGTAAAAATGGAAACTCTAATGCCAAAGCTATATCAGCTTTAAGAACACAAGTTGCTAATGTTAGAAATGATAATACAGCGATTGTTGCTTGTGACGCTAATGGAGTAATAGAGTATAAAGCTGAAAATGTCGTGTGGACTGGTATTTGGATTACCGTAATGGGTTGGTGGATTTGATGAACCAAGAAGTACATCTACGGGGATATTTGAAAGTAACTGTACAATTACTAAATTAGCAGATTAATATGTAGTTACAATGAACCAAGAAGCCATACAAAAGATTAGATGGTTGCAAAAAGCGGAAGGACATCATCCATGCTTCAAGACAGGCCGGGTTAATTGTATCTATCGGAATAAATGCTGTTGGGCTTGTTTTTGCAAACCTGATAATCCTAAAGCTGTTCATAGATTTAATATTAAGGAGCTATAATCGTGGGAATTGAAATTCGTCCGTCTGGAGAAGCCAAAGCGTCTGCCGCCGCAGGTACGACAATAGGTAAGGCCAAAGCGAGAGAAACGGCAAGAGAGGAAGCCAGACGAGCACAGGAAATGAGTTTTAGGCAACAACAGGCACAGGCCGCAAGAGAGTGGGAACTGCAAAAAATGTTGATGAACTCCCAACAGGATTTTTTGCATGAACAAAGAATGAGACAGGCCGATTTAGATGCAGAAGCCAGAGCCAAAGAGTGGGAGGTTGAGAAGATGGAACTTCACTCCAAGTTTGACTTTGAGCAGGATGAGAAAGAAAGACTGCGTAAAAAAGCTATGTTAAGTTCTGGCATGGAAACTATTGATAACAGTGATGCCCCGGACGGAGAAAAAGATAGAGCCAGATTTCAACTAAAAATGAAATTTCTTGATGTCGGTGGGTATGAAGATGTTTTAGGTTTGGAAAGACGAACAGGAGACAATGAATTAGCAGATGTACTTAAAGGAATACTTGGCGAAACAACAACGCCACCAGCGACACCACCTCCCGAAATACCTCCGCAGAATCCTCCAGAGATTAAACCTGGGTATGTATTGGTTAAAGATGCAGGAGGTAATTATGGACAACTTCCTGCCGATAAAGCGGAAGAAGCTGTTGCCGAAGGCGGATACACTTTGGTTAATGAAAACCAATTATTTATAGATGCGGCAAAGAAACCTTCCAAAAGAAGATATGGTACAATCAATACATCGGCATTTAGTCGTTCCAGAAATCCATCTAACTTGATGAGATAATAATATGGCCAATGAAAACAAATATGGTTTTGAGCCTTTGAATATTCAATCTGTAGGAACACGGCCTGACAATTATGGCTTTATCCCTTTAGAGACAAAATCCACAGATGAACAAACTGATAAATACGGCTTTCAACCGATGCAAAAACCTGAACGTGGATTTCTTGATAAAGTCGTAGAGTCTTTTAGAAGAGGAAATAAAAGCACTCTTTCCCGTTTAGGTGTTTTTCAGGCGTTGAGAAACCCCGAAGAAGATTTACAGGGCGCTTTATACACACATAGGAAGATACGGATAAAAGAAATACTCGATCCCATAGAAGATAATTTTCTATTCAATCTGGTTTACAAATCTTCCAAAACCACTGGACAGCTAATAGAAGCAGTCAAGCGTTCTGGTGTTGTTGGTATTGGTGGTGCTATTGTTGGCGGTATTGGTGGTGCTGTTGTCGGTGTTGTCGCTCCTACTGTTAGTGAAGAAGCCCCTTTGATTGGTGCTGGTGCAAGGATAGGATTTAAGTTGGCCGCTACCGAAGCTGCCGCTTTATTCTCCTATGAAGAAGGTGTTGGTGGTATGTATGCTGATATGATTGAACAGGGTATAGACCATAAAACAGCCAGTACAGTGTCACATATTGCCGGAATACCCTATTCGCTTATCGAGGTGTTGCAACTAAAAACCCTTACGCCCAATATTAAAAAAGGAGCACAAGAAGTTGTGCAAAAAGGCACGATGAAAGTGGTTAGTAAATTTGCCAAAAAATACGCTGGAAATCTAACCAAAGAAGTTGTCGAAGAAATGGCACAAGAGGTTACTCAAATTGTCGCCGAAGATACTGCCGCCTATCTCGATAAAAAGGGCGTCAAAGTTGATAAAGGATATATAGAAGACAGAATAAAGAGAGTGTTGAATGTAGCTAAGGAGGCCACTCAGGGATTTGCATTACTGCCTATTCCCGGAGCGGCAATGGAAACATCATTGGCTGTTGCCAACAGCGAAGTCAATGCGGAGATAGAACAAGCTAAAAGCGAAGCCGACAGTAAATCACAGATTAGGCCGGAAGATTTGAACAGCCCAATTAGTAAATTTACGGCAGCTATTAATAACTCCATTGATACTTATGAAAGTCAGGAGAAGATAAGGAAGAAAGAACGGGGACGAAGACTTTCAGCAGGTGAAGAGGCCGTTAAAAAAGAAGGTAATTGGAGACAGAACTTCAAACGAGAGTTAAAAGGAGAGTATGTTAAACTTGGCATAGAGCCTTTGCAAGAGGTTATCCCAACAGAGTTTTACGAATCTCTCGACCAGGAGCTTAAAACCACCGACAAAATAACTCGTATAGAAGCCGTTAATCTTGGTGACGCTCTCGAAAAATTATACAGGAAAGGTGAAATACTAAGGCCACACGAGATTAAATACGCCCGTAAAATGTGGGGAGATGAGTTTGCCAATACACTTGAGCAACTTAGTGACACAGTTAGTAACAAAGGAATGACATTAGCGGATTATTTGGCGTTACCTAAAGTAACATCCGCGTCAATGGATTTATCTCGTACTCTACGGCAAAATGTTTTACTTTCATTTGGTAAACCAGGTTTATGGGCTAAAGGTGTTGCTAATGATGTCAGACTTCTTGCCTCTGACGAAAATGTGGCAAGAACACTTGAGAACAATCTATACGTCGAACTATCCAATGCCGGAGACTTGATTAACAAAACCGGATTGAGAATAAATAAATGGGGAAAGAATGTAGGATATAAAGAGGGGTCAGAAAGGTTCGGCTCTAAACTTGCTAAGTTGATTCCAGGTATCCAGCGTTCGGAACGGGCTTACTCTGTCGGTGGTAATTTAATCCGCATGCAATATCTAAAACAAATAGCGCACAAAAGACAGGGAGTTCCTACTACAGATAAGCAATGGGCTGATATAGGCCATGTTTTCAATATCATAACAGGTGAGGGTGACCCAAAAACATTCGGCAGATATGCTCCTACGCTAAATGCAGTTTTCTTTGCCCCACGATTGCTGCAAGCCCGTATAAGGGCTATTACCGATTTGTTTAATCCTAATTTGTCATGGGCCGCAAGAAAAATATTGGCCTATCATGTTGTATCATTTATCACCGGTAATATGGCAATCTTAGCTATGATGTCCGCCGTACCTGGGGTCGAGATTGAGCGTGACTATCGTTCTACGGATTTTGGCAAAATTAAAATTGGAAAACAAAGAATAGATTTCTGGGGAGGTTATTTGCCGTTAGTTAGATTTGTATTGAGAATGGCCGATCCAACTATAAAAACGCAATCCGGCAGAATAATTGAAGGTGAAAGACAGGATACAATATGGTCTTTCCTGCAAAGTAAATTAGGGCCAGCACCGGCGTTTTTACTCGATTTAATGAGAGGCCAAACTTTCTATGGCGATTATGTTGGATTGGATGCCGATAGTTTGAGTCAACAGTTCTATCAAAGATTTACACCGTTCTTCATTCAGGACATTGCCGATGCTTTGCAATATCAAGGGCTGTATGCCGGTATGAGAGCAGCACCATTGGCTTTCTTTGGGGCAGGAGTACAGACATATCCAACCAGTAAGACTACTGAAGTTTTGCAGAAAAAGAACCTTTTGAGCATGCAGGTGTTGGGAGATAGATGGGATAACTTGGGGCCGGAAGTTCAAAAATACATGAGAGATGAATTTCCAGAAATAGAACAGGCTGAGAGACAAGCCGCCTATGACAGAAGTAACTTCTCGTTTTTAGAAAAAATTGGCAATGAAAGAGAGAAGACTATTCAGCGTATGACAAAGGCGATGCCGTCCGATGTCAGGGATGAGTTGGAACTGTTGAATCTTAAACCTGGTGGAATATCCAAAGTAATATCTTCCGATTGGTATTTGAATGAGAAACGGTTTAAGGAGTATGAGACAAAGGTTACTTTGGCATATAAGAAAGTTTTAACCAAATTGGTGCGTTCGCCCAAATGGAATGTTGTGCCGTCTTCTATAAAGGTTAAGCTGTTGACGGAAGTAATGAATGAAATCAAAAACGCCGTTCGAGCTAATATAGTGGCTAATGCCAATAAAGAAGATGTGATTAGGATACAAAGAAAATAAAAAGGCCATAAGCAACATCCATGTGCTTATGACCAATGATAGGTGTCTAAATGATTAGTAACCAAACTGACCACGATTTATTGCTTAGAGTAGATGAGCGGCTGGAAAACATAGAAGTAGGATTTAACAACCACTTGGAACACCATTTTCGTTATGCTTTCTACGCATGGACAGCCTGTATTGGATTAATCATCACTTTGATTATCTTATTGGTCAAACTCGGCTAACATAGTTAATAATACGTGTCACTTGAGAACGACTTATATTGTATAATTTAGCTATTTCTCTATGAAGCAAATCAGTAGAATCTGATATTTTCCTAATTTCAGTGACTTGTTTGTCTGTCAGTTTAGCTCCGCCCGCTTTTTCACCTTTTAACAAACCTGAATGTGTTCCTCTTTTGATTGCGTCTTTGTGATTATTTTTTGGCGTATCCCATCTTAGATTTTCCAAACTATTATTAACAATGTTGCTGTCATTGTGACATGCTTCTTTTCCCTTTGGACAAGCACCAATAAAGACTTCTAATACTAAACGATGTATCAATTTTATATGACCTTTATTGTTTTTCCAAAGCTGTACGGCTTTGTATCCGTGTGCTACATTACACCAAGTTTTATATCTTTTACTGTGTTTTGACCACACATTTCCGCTTGTATCAATTAAATAGTTTGGAAAATCAGGAATTGGTTTTAGACCTTTCATGTTATTTCCAATCAGTTTGGATTACTTTGATTGCGGCTATAGTTAGTCTTGTTGCTCATTAAGGTTCTATCAATTCTGTCCGAATAGATGTATTTTCTCCGTATATTCGTTCTTCAAGAGCAGTAATTCGTCTTCTGTCTCTGTCTATACATCTGAACGCTATCGCTAATTTTTCCTTCAGTCTCTCAATTTCCCGAATTGACGCCAAACCCAAAGACGACAAACCTAACGCGATTGAAGAAATTATCAATAGAAAAGCTGTCATGCTATACCTCCATTAGCTTTCTTTTCCAACTCTTGTTCCCTCGGACTCTTCATATATCTCCCCAGGCCTAAACCGGCTAAAGCGGGAAACATTAGTGCGAGCGGCCCTGTAGGATCGAATACAGTGTTTTTAATCTCCTCACCAGCCGCAACACTTATATTCAAATCCTCCTGTCCCTGTTTGGCTACAAGTTTTTGATACTCTAACTTGTGCGATATGTTTTTTTGCAATCTCTTGGCATCGAACAACGTGGTGTATAATCCGTTTACAGGTTTGGTCTCAAAAGTTGTCATTAAATCAGGCTCGATGTATGTCGGTACTATGGCGTCCTGGATACAACTCGCAGACATAAATACAACTAAGAATAGTATTAAAAATCCTGCCAATAGTTTTTGTTTTTTGTTCATTTGTTTTCCTTTCAAACTCTGCTTTTATTAGTTTAATTTACGTAGATTCTCTTTAATATGGCTACAATATACAGCACTTATCTCAATTCCTATACAATCTCTCTTCAACTCATGGCAGACCTCGAACATATTTCCTGTTCCGGCAAACATATCAATTACAAGGTCTCCCGGTTTGGTGCTAAATAAAACTATTCTGCGTAATAAATCTTTAGGATGTTGACATGGATGCCACTTTTTACGTTCTTTGAATGTGCCGCAGACTCTTGGGTATTCCCAAACATCATCAGGCATTTTGCCTTTTGGATTAGCCCGTTTATCGTTATATTTTAATTGTCTGGCTGATGGAACATAAACCGCGTCTGAGTATGTTTTAACATTTGGTTTCATTATCCTAAGTATTGGTCTATAGCTGGAAACAAAGTCATTTCTTTGATTTTGGCCAAAAGTAAAATGCCATAAAAATTGCCGCCAAATAGGAATAGGATCATAAGACCATAACATAGACATAATGTCAGGCTGATATTTTTGATTATAACTAAGCCAAAGTATATCTGGACAATTTGCTATGGCTGTAACTAATAATCCCTGAAGCCAAGAAGAGTAATTTGCACGGTTATCATTAAACCCTTCATATTTCATTCCTAAATTATCAGGAGGGTCGGCCCATATCATTGTGGCTTTAGGTAGTATTGATATGACTTTCAAACTGTCACCACGAATTAATTTATTCATTGTCTAACTCCCGTTTACAATATTCAATACAAGCATTGGTGGCTTCTTCTTCTGTATCAAACGGCCCGTATCTATCTATCCATACTTCATCATAAAACCACCACCGACCGTCTTCAAATCTTATCGGATTAGGGTCATGCCTCTTCGTTTTCTTAAACCCCTTTTTCATTTCTCTTATAAGACATTCCTTTTGTGCTAAAATAGAAAGCTTCTTATAAGGATAATAATAAGATGCCCATTGACTTAGGTAATCACCATTCCAATAATATTTTATTATTAACAAATACCTTTTAGTATAATTCCAGATTAGATTCTTCCAGAGTATTTTCATTATTACACCTCAATAAACAGTCAGCCTTACATCAGTTATATAATCGGTATAACCAGTTTTATCCTCTAATCCATTTTTACCTAAAACACCAAGATGGTTGATTCCATCGGAAGGTGAGTTTTTCCACCAACGAAAATCAACGTTAGTAACTATATACCAATCATCATCGCCAATAAATTTTACTTCCAATTTGAAGTTCTTCATATTTATAATTCCAAGAAAGAGCGAGCGCCCCAGATTGTGTGCTGAAGCGCATCGCTCAGAGCAAAAGAGGTGTATGTCTATGGTATATCAAATCTCATGTCAATCTCTTACAACTACAGTTCCAATTCTGCAATGATAAGTTCGGCCACTTCAGCGTACGTCTCATAGTCATCCTGATTGATGTCTAAGTCATAGTCATCAATAATCGCCTGAAGTTCTTCCTCATCATCTGCCGCGCCCATTGCAGCTACAACATCTGCTGTCAAATCATCATCTTTGGCATCTTCGGCCTTATCAACCTCTTCCGGTTGCTCTACCGCATCACCTTCAAGCAAACCAATGAAATCCACATTAGTAAACTCCTGTTTGGTTCGCACTCTGAAGGCAATCGGCAAGCCCTCGGTCTGCCCGGCAGCATCTGCAATGTCATCGGGGTCGTCGGGAGGATCAATACCAAGAACGGCCAAGTCACCCTGAAACCAACACAGGTTGTCTTCTGTCACCAGTCCAGCAATCTTGGTCTGCTTGCGGCCTTCAAATCCTTCCGATGTAGCCTCTATCGTCCATACGCACTGGAGACGCTGTGCTTCGGATTTTGACAGACCGACTACGGCGGTTTTAATCACACCTTCGTACTCACCATCGGGCAGCCCGCCACCTGTTCGTGGAGTAGCGCTCTTCCACTTCTTTTTCAATGCTCTCAACTTTGATGCAACACTTTCCTTCGCCATACATTTACCCTTTCAAATTGAAAAATAATACTATTTCTGCTACTATACGATTATTTACTTGCCAGACACCTCCTTTCAAACTTAGTACATTTCTCAGGATCATCAACTGAGCCTATTACATTTCTGCTGCATGTTTTTTCATCTAATCCATTTGCCTTGAAGTTTACACAATCTTCACATGTTAATTTTTTATCTGATTTCATTGGTTTTTCCTTCATCATACATACCGATTCTGCGAGCAAGAAGGGGTCTATACACCACGAACGTCTCGTCAGGTACCATCCGTCTTACCCTCTTTTTCTGGCCATCTTTCTGTGTTTCTTAGGCAGTTTTTTATGGGACTTTATTTTCGTCCCGAAACACCCCAAAAGGTTATCAACGGCCTCCCGCTCTGTTGCAAATCTCATCATTCCCTCTGGGTATTTCTTCAATATAACACCCAAGTTATCTTTAGCCTCCTCGCTTTCACTACTCAAACAACTCAAGCATCTAATCGGACGGCTCTTCTTCTTCCTTGTGACATCATTCACCACTCTCATGTGTAATACCATCGAACATGCGTCACCTACTGAATTGTAAATCGAATTGCTCAAATCCATGCTGGCCTTATTGACCTCCGTGTTATTCTCTGTTCTCTTTCTCTCCCGTTCGTGTGACAGTATCAAAACACCTGGGCCGAATGATGCCAATCGTAATATCTGATACTCTAATTCAAACCTCAACTCCTGCCATGCTTCGGCGAACCAACCATCACCACCTACTTTACGTGTAGCTTCGCGTAAATCCGCTATTCCCATGTCGTGACAGATCGTGCTGATACCAAGCGGGGCTAAGGCGTCAATAGTATCAATCACCCACATTTTGACCGTCTTAACCAAATCGGGTGATTGCTCCATTTTGTCAACAAACGCACGAAAGGTCGGCCATGTCGGTATCATTGTTTTTCGGATGTTCCAACTATGGTTGATTCTTTCGCACTGAATGAAATATGCACCGGATTGAGATAGGTGGTATTTCTTTTGTAAAGCAAATCCCATTTCCTCGGCAAACTTTGATTTGCCAATACCAGGCATACCGAATACGGCTGAGATGGACTCTTCAAAACAAGTTGTTGCGGCAGATGCTTCCGTCTCGAACTCAACGTCATGGATAGTTTGCTGTTTAGCGATGCGCTTTAAGCGTGATGCGAACTTGCTTGACTTTGGTGCTGTTTTACCTACTGTTCCTCTAATTATTTTTTTCATTCTTTTGCTCCTCTACAAAGTATTGAAATACTCATCCCAAAAATTATCCATTTCTTTCAATGAGTTAAAACAGGACCCGCATAACGTGCTTACATATTTTCCCTGTTGTTTCATAATGTAGTTTTTTGGCTGGGGTGGGTTTCTTCTCCACCACCATCTCCACAGCACTATGTCACCTTTATAGTAAAACCATATTCCTGATTTGGTTATTTCAAAGGTTTTTATTATTCTTTTTATTTGTCTCCATATTTCCAATTTTTATTCTCCTCTTTAATTTCATATACTTTATTTTCAAGTTTTTTTACTCTTTTTTCAAGGTCTTTCAATTTATTTAACAACTCTTCTATGGCAACTTCGTGTGGGTTTATGTTTGAATCAATCATTTTGAAAACCTTTCTGGATAAAACTCTTTTAATTTACTCAGTTTTGGAAACTTAATACAAGCCTCCAATTGTTTTATGTAATAATAAACTTCTTTTGTAACTTTATGATGTACGAATTGACCGTCTTTATCTTTGATACTTATATAATAACAACCATTTAGAGGCCATCCTAAGGCTCTCATCCAACCAACCTTAAAATAATGTTTTTCTATTGGTGTAGCAGCATGGTCATAATATTCTATGGCTTTTTCAAACTCTTTCATTTCTCCAATCCCTCTTTCTCCATATCGTACAACATTGTCTGTTGTTCCCATTCGTCAATCATTCTTGGAAAAGATTTTCCTAAACCATACTTAATATTCTTTGCCACACGAATTTTTTTATTCATTGCAAATGCAACACCTAAATCAAACAACGTTCCTTCACTTTTATTTGAATAGAAAACATGAATTTCATCTGCTTTTTTTATGGCCTCTTTATTTTGCGAACATATTTCTATTCCAGAAGCCTCCTGATTTGTATCTCTATGAGGTAAGTGTACATTATTGCCTTGTGATTCTAAATCGTTGACATAATACTCTAACAGTAATTTATCTCTATCAGATGCCTTTCTGACGCTACATATTATAAAAATATTCATTTATCAGACTCCTCCTTTTTCCTTCTCAATGTGCATCGGCCTTTTTCCATAACAACCTCCCATCCTTTAGGTATATAACTACGCTTTGCAGCTTTATACCTAACCTCTTCCATGTTCATGTCTATATATTCTGATGCTAAATCTTTATCGTTCAAGTTCTTCCTCTTCCAAATCGTACAACATTGTCCGTTGCTTGTAAAACCTCAAATATACTCTCCAATTATCGGGATGCAAACACAACGGCAGAAATTCACAACCCGAATAATCACTACACTTTGTTTCCATCTCCGGCCAATAGTTAGGATCAAGTAACTCCTCTTTGCTCAACCCGTCGTAAATCCCTTTAAGTATTTCGGCCATACGCTCAACGCTATTACCGACCGAATCGACAAACTGTTTTACAAGTGACAGTTGCAACCAAACGTAATACATCTCAGGCCGGTCGATACAATCCTGGGCAATCTCTTCGACAAACTCATCCGGTGTTTGATTTTTCTTCAACCGTTTTTGAGGTTTCTTAAAAATACAATAAGTGCATTGGCCGTAGTGTTTTCTCTTACTACTTCTACTTCCCCAACAGTAGCTATTGATTTGCTTATCGAGTTTCAACGAATCCAGGTATCCTTGATTGACTTTAGTGGCCGTCTTAATCTCGTACAAACTGGGTTTATCTTCATACACACCTTCACCGTCCTCTGTGCCGCAATAAACAACACCACATCTAAGTTTAGTATTGACAGGTACTTGCGACTTGATAAGTGACATTCCATGTTGTGCAGCTTGAACTTTCGCCTGTTCTAATATGACTTCGATGAGACGGTATTGCAGGTCGAGTTCATCGGTCAATTTACTTACATCATATCCCTTAATACTATTGTTATGCTCTTTCCTCATTACTTGGCGCCAGTTTTTCTTGCCCAATAAAATAGCCTCAAACCCCGCACCAAGAACGGAACCATACCAAAAGTTCGTATTCAAATTTTTACTCTGTAAGTTCAAAACGCGACGCCAGAAGTACCTGCGAGGACAGGAGAAGTCGGCCATTTTATGTACTGATACGCACAATAGTTTTGTACTTGGTATTATACTGTTTGATTTTTTCATTCTTCTGGGCTCCAATACACACACACATCATCCCAACCAACACCAGCCTCATCATTTGAAATAGGATAAATACCTCTTCGATGACATTCTCCTAAATCATCAGGCTCAAACTTATCATAGTCATAAATCTCATGGTATGACACAAAATGTTTACAAGTTTTACAGCTTTTCATGTTTTTTCATAGCCTTCAAACAAGTTTTACATGTAACCTTATTACGAAACACCGTGCCGTTTATCACAGCTACTCTTCCACAGGCAGAATAAAAGTCATACATATAGATGTTTTTTATTCTACCATCTTCGTCGCAGAATAATGGCTCCGAAACGCGGTGTTTTCTTATCCAGTGTATTTTCATTCCTTCCACCATAATTCAATATTTTCAACCACCTGTTCCAAACTGGCTACTTGTTCTTCAAGCATTTCAGCGTCATAAGGATATTTATGTCCTAAATGTTCAAGTATGTTTTTCGCACTCTCAATTCGTTTTATTGTTTCATCTTTCATTTTTATTCCTATTCAGGCTATCCATTTTAACATATTTTCATCAAGTATTTCAATTTCATTTTCTTCAACAGATTCAAGTTCGTCTTGGTTTTCAATAGAATCGGTCAAATCTAAAGCCTTCTCCAAAGCATTTTCATAATCATCGAACGCTTTTGTGTTTTTGGGCAAATCTACATTTGCTGTATCAAACTTACCAATCCAATAATCACCAAATCCTGATTTCATTATTACATATTTCATTTCTTCTACCTTCCAATCAAGAAAAATTAGAATCGTGATAGAGTTCACCACGACCACACGGCATAGGTTCTACATAGGGAATACCATCAATAATAACAGCAGCACTCATCACACTTTTACGTTTTTTGGATTTAGCATAGGCCATAGCCAATGCCTTGTCGTCGCATCCCGCTCCTGTGTCACACGCAAATATTCTTCGTAATGGATTAACATAGTATTTCGTGCCTGAAGCAGTGTGGTTATGTCCCATGACAACCGACATTAACATTTTTCTAACTGCGTTACTGGCCGGATATTCACCACCCTGCCCAGTACCATGATAGTAAAACACATCGTCAATTATACAATCGTCCACCCACTTCCATTTCGGAGTATCCCAAACATCTTCGTGTGATTTGATAAACACATCGGGTATGTCAACCGATTTGGCTTTTCTTGCAACACGCTCGTCATGGTTGCCGATTGTAACTGTAGCTTTTGGGAACGCTTTATACCATTTTTCAACATGTTGTTTGGCCAATTCGTACTCCTGCAACGGCCCAAGACTTCCCGGTTCACGCTGATGAAAGGAAATAGCATGAAAGTCTACGACGTCACCAATGAACACTACTGTATTGCAGTCCCATTGATAGTATAAATCCTGACAAAATTGTAAATAACCTTTGCGTTCCCAGGGACAATGTGGATCGCCTATTGTTAAGACTCTCATTGACTATCCTTTCTTGATTTACACTCTCAACCCTTCAACCTGGAAAATATCCAATCCAGCTATTTCCCTCACACCGTTTCTAATGGCTTGATTAACGGCTGTATTATTCAGAACAAGATACTCTCTTGGTACTTTATTAACATCTACAATGTTAAACGTCCATCGCTTTGCAGTAACAGTTGTCTTGGCTACTTCCGCTTTAGGTTCTGTAATCTCGTGTATCTCATGTCCTTTGGCCTCATGTGATGCTTGAATTTTCTGTCGCCGCTCCAACTCCTTCTGTGCCTTTTCTTCCTGCAATCGGCGAAAATCCAACACCTTGTTACGAACTATTCCATCGGCGTCTACAAATGGTTGAGCCAATTTCTTAAACATTGCATTGGTGGCCTTCAAACTGGCATTAAGCGGTTTTGTAATCTCTTTCCTTCTGGCTTCAATGGCTTTAATCGCCTGCTTGATTTGTGTCAAAGCCGTATACGCTTGCTCCTCCTGTTCTGTTGTTGTCACCAGGATCGACTCAGCTTGTTGTGTTATCAAAACTGCATCACTTTCGGCTTTCCGAACAACTTCAACTGGAATTATAGATGTATTAGTTTTCTTTTTAGCCATCATTTCTTCCTCCATTTTTCATTAATCTAAAAATTCTTGTCATAGTATTCTTTGAGGACTTTTTCAAAAAAATCTTTCCGAAATTCTCCGCCATCCTCTCCTACATGTTCAATCCATATAGATTCACCTGGAGGGTCACTTTGTTCACACATTATGAACTCTCCAATAGTAATATGTGGTATATCTCCATACATTCCAACCTTTTTGTCTTTCAATCTAAGTCTTGTGCCGTTAAGCTGTGGCACAATTTTATCTATCCACATTGAATAAATATCAGGGGATAAACTTTCAGCGCACATTTCATCAATTCTTTTTAACAGTTCTTTCTCTGTAATTATTATACTTTTGTCAGCCATTATTTTTCCCTCTCTAAGTCTGTGATTGTATTTCTCAAATCGTTTATTTCACGCTCAAGTTCAATTATACTTTCGGTCAAGTCATCCCTCATATCACATAGAGGACAATACCTACCCTCATAACATATTTCATCGTGATTGTCACTGCAAAGATTCATTGTTTTGTTCCTTTCAATTAAATCTCATTTGCCTTCTCAAAACACGCTCTAAACACTTCTGGAAGTAAGTCTATTTTGGCGCGCTTTCCGACAAACACAATCGGGATACCGTATTTAGTCGCTATTTCCGCCGTCCAGTAGTAAATCGACCTGGATGTTAATCTTGCTTTACCCCTGCTTTTTTTACTTATATGTGTTAATGCACGGCTAATGCTCAACTCGCTCAGGGTATCTTCTACAACAATAACCTTGACCGGATATTTGCTCAAACGCTCTAAAAACCGGACAAACGTTGGCCTGTATCCATTGGCCAGATCGTTTAGCAATTCAATTAATCCACTCTTTTTTTCAATTGCGATTACTTTTTCAAAACCCTCGAAGGTATAATCACCTGTCTTCAGGTTCGCCCTTTTCATTTTGAATGGCAAAACCCAGGGACGCTTTTCCTGTTTGTCATATAAAACAGGTGGTAACTGTTTCGGAGTTTTTTTGCCTTTCAAATATCTCATTATTGGTCTTTCAACTCTGGATTCTGATGAATATTACCAATTACTTCCATATTAGCAACAAATTCTTCTACGCTTTCTGGGCTGTTTTGAACAGCATCTGAACCTAAAAATAAAAATATATCGGGAATTTTTACCTCTATTTTTTCTGTATTTTTAATCAGGGCACAGGAAAACTCAGGTGAATAATAATATTCGTGAAATAAAATATCTCCTTCGTATATTTCCCTGTCATTTTTGGCTTTTAGGCCAATAAACTGCTCAAAAACTATTCCGTTCTCTTGCTCATATTCTATGCTTTTATTTATCCAGCACTCACCCAATTCGTGTGAACCATAAACACACGGATCATATTCGAGAGTTTTTCCATTCCACGTTCTAAATTTAATTACACTCATTCTGTTTCTCCTTCCAAGACTTGTTTGTCACCTTTCATGCCAAGATTTGCCCATCTTCCTTTTGAGTCTCTGGGCCAATTGGCCGAATCTAAACTTAGACTTTTACGGGATTGCTCGCTCCATGAAATTCGGTTTTGAAACAATCTGGGAAGTTCTTCTATTTCATCTATGGCGGCCAATCGAATATGTTCTTCCAGAACAAGAATTGGCTTGTTCAAATATCCAAGCTTGACTTGCCAGAAAGTATGGGCCTTTCCAGGTACGAAATAACTTGGGTCTTCCCAAGTTATTCCTCCTTCTACAGAGCCGTCATATCTGGTAGCTAAACCAACTATCTGGCCAAGTCTTGATTTTCTGTATGAAAGAGAAACCCAGTAGATTCCATGATTGTCTTTGCGAAACATATACCCAGAAACAATTACGTAATCACCAATAGAATATTTCATTATTTTTATTTCTCCTCCAAAACTTGTCCATCTTCTCTATCAGCACAAACATCGTGGCAATCGTGGTCGTAAATACATAAATAACACATCGTCCTCTCACATATAGGACACACGGCAAAATGGCCGAAACTCTGTGGTCGGCCACATATTTCACATTCCTCTGATGCTCCCCATCTATCCATAGCAATGTCTCCGGTGATTCTTTTGCTCTTCAACTCTTTCGCCACTATCACACATTATACCATCTCTTTTGCCGATGTCAAGTGAAAAATGCCAAATACCTATTTTCCAAACTTTCTTTATTTATACACATACTCGTCCCAAGCAGGTATTTCATACAAACATGTAGACGTTCTTGGTTTAGCCGGATGGTGTATTATTTCTTTAACAACTACAGGTCTTCTATAATTAGTCCTATATAAATCCAATTCTTCAAACGCTAATCGTAATTGTTTTTGTAGTTCTTCTATTTTTAATTGCTGCCGCACACATTCAGTACAATAACTATTATTAATCATATTTCTAATGTCTCCTTATCAGCCCAATTGGTCGTCGTTCGCTTAACATCCACCCTAAACCGCAACCCTACACTCATCAACTCCTCAATCTCACTCATTGCTTTTATAATATCACGGCAAAACTCCCTCTCATCTTTTCTTATCTTCCGTTCAATCTGCAATTCATCATAAACAGGGAGGATAATCTCAGCGTCCTTATACTTCGTTTCAATCAACTCATCCACCTGCAACAACCCCTGCTTAAACGCCTGGGCACAACCCCCTTGCACAATAGCATTGACCGCCTTGTATGCCTGTCCATACGGCACATGATACCTTCGGCCAAAATAATCGATAACATATCCGTAAAACCTCAACTCATCCTTCAGCCTTCTCTGTAATTCACCGATAAAAGGAAATTCATTGTGGTAAATCTTCATTTCCTCTTTGGCTTGTTCAATACTTATGTTTTGTGATGCCGCCATAACTTTAATACCAAGACCGTAAGCAACCCCAAAATTCTGGTTCTTAACAATCTTCCTCTTATCTGGTCTCCCTAACAAATCGGCCATGTGTTGATGCAGGTCAGCGCCATCCAGATATGCCTGAAGCAAATCATTTGCCTCGGCGTAACAAAAAAGCATAGCGTATTCCTGTTGGGCGACATCAAAGTAATACACGGCCTTGCCGTCACGAGGAACAAAACATTCTCTTACATGATTCTGTCTTCCTCTCTGCTTGACATCCTGATTTGGGATGTTCAGTAGGTTGGGATCGCGACTTGCTGGCCGCCCTGTTCTTGAATCAGTCGGATTAATCGTCGTATAGACAGTCCCTCCTGTTCTCTCAGCCTGTTCGGTCAATGGCTTCAAATATGTATTGGCAATTTTGCTATACGCTCTAAAGTCCAGCAACACCTTGATAAACCTCTCCGCTTTTTTGGGCACACCGTCTCTAACAGCTTGGTTCAGGACATCAACACTTGTTGTCTCCTTACCCTTCGCTTTAAGCTGTTTACTTTTAACCCCCAGAAATTTCAACGCTTCCAGAATTTTTTTGGGCCCAAGAGTAAAATCAGGTGGGGACAATTCATCCAGTATTCTCCGCTTGAGTTTAATCTTCGGTAACAATACTTTAAGTTCGGCCCGTCCCCGCTTAGCATCAAACCCCATCCCTGCCTCTTCGATTTTCGTAACCACATGCGTGACGGCCATTTCCCTGTCAAATATATCACCATATTCATCGGCCATATATGGTGACAGTTTTTGAAACAACTGCCATCCTACAAACACATCTGTCTGGCTGTAGTTACCAATCATTTCATTCGGCAGGAAACTATAATTAACATATTCCTTTGGATCGTCTGTCCAGGCGGGATTCCATTCATCTTTTCTTTTACTCCATTGTCGTCTCAATTTGGTCAACTCTTTTTTCAAATCCACTTCCCAATCGCTTATCCCCGGACATATAAATTCGCTCAACGCTTGTAGAGAATGGCTTTTACGACGATCCCAGTATATCCTGGACATAGTAAGGGTACACAATTGAGTTCCGTTGACCTCAATGCCGTTTGTCTTACACACTCTCAAGTCATACTTGGAATTATGGGCAACTTTCATAGAATTTTTTGCCAGTAATTCCAAACAAGCTTTATATAAATCTGTACCCCAACGACCCCACACTAAAACCAAATTATTCTTATGAGGAAAACAAAGTGAAATGCCAAATGGGAATGGATTTTGAACGACTCTGTGGTTATCATCAAACAAAATACTTGGACGATGAAACAAAAGGCCGGTGGTTTCGGTGTCCCAGGCAACGACATCTTTCTTGCGACGGAGTAACAACCGGCTTTCTTTGTCGTACTTCCAAATCCGTTTGGCTTGTTTATATTGCAGCAGTATGTTCGAGTAATTACTCATCTCTTCTGATTCTTATTCAACTCTGTATAAGGTTCTACACAATTGGGATACTTTTTCAGAATATCTTCCACTGCCGGATTATCTCTCATCAATTTCCTACCACAAGGATATTTAGGCGGTCTATCATCAACCCAGTTTTCCATCATCATTCCATCTCTTATGACAGCCAAACACGCCTGTGCTTTACCGAGATGATGAATCCCGCTGGCAGGATCAACTTCCTCACCCTCCCACCACGATGTTAAATGACCAATTGCGGCATCGTAATAAACCGACGCCTTCACACCCACTACTCGATAGTTATGCCTTCCATACTTCCTTGCTCCTTCCAGCATGGCCAGAGCAACTTCATACATTGGCCCTGTTGGTAGTGTTGACATTGGCGCTTTGTTTATTGCTAAAGCATCTTTGGGATTTGTAGGCTTAATGCTTTCTTTATTTTGGTGCAACTCATCGGCATGTCTATCAATAAATTCTTTCATTCTTCGATCTCCGTTTAATTCTTTTCTTAATCATTCGGCCATACACCTTGTTGAACCAAATCTCCGATTTAACATAAGTCCAATTCAGTATTTTCAGAATGATTCTATATCTCATTTCATCTTTTGGCACTTCTTAATCTCCAAATATACCATGACCATGCCAGGGTTCAAAATTCATAATCTCATTCACAGGTGGAAACCTCCCCCTAAACCTTCTACACCTGTCGTCCAAAATGAAATCATCTGTCGGTTTACGTAACCAAAACTTTAACTGCCCCACCTCTTTTTTAGTAAGTCCGTGTTTTCGCAACCACCTCCTCATCCTCCAATTACCCAGCAACTTCCAGCTTCTTGCCGAATAGATAGACGGCACAACCTTGTTCGAGTAAATCAACATCCTCAGCCATTCGATTGCACCATCAACCGGCGGATCATCTATTCTTCCATGTCCCTGCCACCCGCTTTTGAATGAATGAATAACGCCGTCAAAATCAATGGCGATTCTGGTTTTTTTTCTTCGTTTCATAGCCAAGCCTTTATTACGTTAATTATGCTTCCAATTAATAGACACATAGAACCAAGAAGGAATAAAAGTGATACGGCTTTATCCATGTTTACTCCTTTTCAACTATAACTTCTGTGAGTTTGCCTAAAATCTCATGCGCTGGGTATCCTTTGAATCCGTCAGCAAGTTGGAACCATTCGCCATCATCGTCATAATCGTGGCATAACAATACAGCCTCGCCATCAGTCAACTTCAATGCAATTGGGCCATCATTCCACAGTGCTCTATATACATATCCAACTGGAATTTTGTCAAACGGGATGTTATGTTCTTTCTTCTCTTCTGGTTTAATTGTGATTTTCATCTTATAATCCCCCTAAATTTGTTAAAATATTTTTCGTAACCCTTTGACTTATACTTCTCCAACAGCTTCCACCAATCTTTTGTACCAAGTTCTCTATTCACTGTACAATGATCCAAAAGAGCAAACAACTTGTCCACTTCCTCCTGGGTCTCAAGTGTGACAACAACAGGCACAAATTCTGCCTCTGGTTTAATCCTTTCGACTTTCATTTTTCCACCTTTCCTAAAACTCTATCAATTTAATCAAATCCAAATATGTTTCCAATTTTTCCTATTAATTATACGGCATACATTTGCTTGGTCTGTGTTGTACATTCCAGCAACTTCTTTTTGGGTAAATAGTCCTGTTCGGTATGTATAAATAATCATTCTCACATCAGCCTCTTTCAGTTTTGACATCGGACTGTTTTCTCCTTTTCGGAAAAAACCTGAGTGTGTTCTATGCTTTACTTGGTCTTGAATATTTTCTTTTTGTGTTCCCCATCTGAGATTACTAATTCTATTATCTCTTGGATTATTATTAATATGCCTACAGCCCATATTCTTAGGGCATTTACCAACAAAAGTTTCAAGAATAATTCGATGTACAGATACTTGATATACTTTCTTTTTTCTAAAGAGTGACACTCGCAAGTAATTACCCCAACGCTGTGGTTTCAGCCATTTTTCACTTTTCTTAGACCATATTCGCCCATCTTTGGTGGCTGCGTAATTTTCAAAATTAGGTATCGTTTTCATTTGTTTAATATCCGATCGATGTCGAGTGACATTTTTACAATATAATTAGGGCGAGACTCAGGACTGGAGTAGAGCAAACTTGCGGGATGGGAGCACTTCAAATACTCAAACCCATACTCTCTCTCCTTCATATACCTCTTAACCGCCCATTCAGCGTCCTTGCCCAGGGCAACCACAATACGTGGTTGAACAATGTCAATCTCTTCGGCCAAATATGACCAGCAATTCTCCTTCTCCTTTTCTGTACTCGGTCTATTTCTCTCAGGATGACAGTGAACAGCGTTGCTCCAGAAGCAATCGTTTCTATCAATCCCGCTTAATCTCAATGCAGCATCAATAATCAATCCAGACCCAAGTATAAACGGCAGTTGTGAATACATTCCAGGCTCATGCGCACTTTGCCCAACAAACATAATTTTCGCATTGAGCCAACCCCATCCGCAAACCACCTCTGACACTCTCTTAATATTAAGTCCCGGACATTTGTTACATTCTCTAAGTCTCTGGCACAACTTATGATACCTTTTACCTTTTTTATACAGCAAGTCCAAATCGGTGAAAGCATCTTTGGCAAACTCGCCGAACTCCAAGTCGCAGAACTCGCTTAGTTGTTCCAACTTGTCACTTTTTTCACTCATTCTTTGTGCCCGTAACATGTATTTTTTGAGAAATACCCTTACCAACTAACATATCGTCCTCTGCTTCATCAATAATAAACGTAAAAACGTTTTCTGTTTGATTCGGAAAATGTTCGATATGTCCAACATATTTACCCTGTGGTATATGCTTTTCATGTTTTTCGTTCATTTTGCTCTTTTCAAAAACAAATGGAATTAAATAGCTCTGTCTTGGCCAGAGACTTTATATTATACGCAGGGTCTTTAGCAACCTATTTTCCGGTTATTAGGCTGGAGCTTTGGTAGCCTTTGCACCATATTTAATTCCATTATTAAATTAATGAGAGGCATAGGTCCTCATTTATTTCCCGGCTGGGAAGACTCCACGCAATGCCGGGCCAGATGTTCCCATGTCAGCCCCTCTTGGGAACCAACGCTTTGTGAACCGCCTTTCGGCGTTTGTTCTTAACTTGTCAATTCCGGCTCGCAATCACTTTCTTCTTTGTGACGAAGTATTATTGTTTTGCTCCAAGATCTATATTACATTATACCACATCTTTACTCAATGTCAAGTGAAAAACATCCATCTCATCAATTATTTTCTTGCTTATCCACTTGCCCGATATACTTCGGAAATATAGCTCTGCTGGTTACAACCACAGTTCCACTTATACCATATACATCTTGTATGCCAACATTTGTAATCCATTTTTTCTTAACTCGGCAACGAACCACCCTTTCATGGCTACCACCATCTTTCCAGTCTTCAGCGCTTTTTTTGTGCAACCAGAAATGCCCTCCTCCTTTGTATCTTCTATTGAGACAATATGGTATACCATTAGTCTCGAACTTCACCTCTCCCGCGTGAACCGGTATACATTTGCAATCTGTTGAGTATCTATACTTACCTGGAAAAGGAAAAGTCATCTGTTTATAGTCTCTACCATAATCATTAATCACCTTCCAGACAGTAAACTCCTCCGGTAGTTTCGCCAACATTTCTTCACGATCACTTTTTGTAAACACATTTTGTAAACACATCTCTTTATCTCCTTTTTTTTTAATCTGACCAAAACTCTTCCAAAACATTTTCATCCGGTACTACCGCTCCTTTGTTTATCAGAAATTCGGTAAAACTTCCAGGCCAAACTGCCTTCTTCCCTAACTTTTGATCTAAATGATATTTTTGCAGCAGTTTTATTCTATTTTCACACTCCTGTTTAATGTCCATCCCATCGGGAAGTATCAAATGGTCAACGCTTGCATCATACCAATCTGTGCCATCACAAATAGCCCATATTTTCTTAGCCATCTTATCTCCTCTATTAAAACCTCACATTCTTACCCTTTCTACTCTCTACTCCCGTATAACAAACATCATAATCTAACTTCTTCAACATTTTCTCCCACTGCCCCTGCTTCCTCAGTGTCCACATATTCTCATCTCTTCCTCCATGCCCGGCTATTCGTTGCACATCACATATTCCGATTAATCTCAAATTATCAAGCTTCTCGTCACACGTTCTTTTACACCAGCCAAATCTCTTAATCAAATCATCACTGGTCAATCCTTCCTTCTCTAAAAACATGTTTAACAGCCTCAACATATTGAGAGACAAAGTATGCGCTGCCACATGCCTGACAAACACCACATCCTTTCCCATAACCCTCCTGTGCCCCCTTGCCATCGCTACTCCTTTGGCCAAACTTATCAATTGCGAATACAACCTTGCTGTTCTCTCCGGCCTTGCCACACTCGCATCATGTGTGTATTTATCTCTTACAATAGCCGTTCTTGCGAGGGCAACCACTTCTACCGCATACATGATAGTATCCGCCTGCTTCTTGGTAATACTCGGCTCTTTAGGCTCTCTATCCAACATTTCATACGCCGCTCCGTGCAACACTTCATTCAACTCACTTTGTTTATTATTCCGTACGGCATCACATATCGCTCTCTCCTCCTTCATGCTAATCCTCGGCATCCTATACCCAATAAATCTCTGTCCTAATTCCGCATCCACAATCAAATGATTATCAATAGCATCGGTTACGGCAGCAATCAATCCAAACCGACATTCAATTTCAACCCGTCCGATACTGCCGAAGTTTTTCACGAACGTACCATCATACGCACTTCTCAATATTCCCAGGATAGACTTCAACTCCTTATAGTCCTCTGTTAGCAACGGCGAAAAATCTTTGATAACAAGAATCTTTCCATCGGCTTGTTTCAACAATGAATTTCTAACAACCATTCTCGTTGTCTTTTCAGTGGGCCTGCCTACCCCAATTCCAGGTAACAAACTGGCCTTAGTCAACGTATCTGTCGCATAGATACTCTCATGCCCGGCCATCGGATCAAGTAATGTCGTCTTACCTGCGCTGCTCGGCCCAATCAAATACGCCCATATCGGTTTAACATCCAGTCTATTTGCAAATATCACACCGAAGACAAAATCAATATAATCCTGGTTCTTGGGTAGGACAAAATACTTGCTTATTTTTTTCTTGTATATCTCAACCGGATTAATTGTCTTTGTGTGTTTTGTTCTTTTAACCTTTTTCTTACTCACCTTCATCTCCTTTTATTCTTTTCGGCCTCTGCAATAGCAGTTTGAACTTTCTTGAGTGTTTCGATTCTTACATGAGGCGTTGGTCTATCTAAAATGTCAAATCTTACAGCCTTACACGCCTCCAGCAGCTTCGGTGCAGCAGCTATAAGTCTGGCATTGGCCTGCCAATTTTCAGACATTTGGTGTGATACCATGCAGATATGGTCTACTGTTTCTGGCCCGCCCGGCTTGACATAAACTGAGTAATATGTTGGCCGGTTCGGGTTTGGTTGTGGATTAAGTTTCCACGGCCCCAGCGTATGTTTACTTTCATCCATTATCTTGTCCTCTCAAATTAAACATCTCTTTATCACCATCAACATTATATCATATACAAGGCAAAAGTCAAGTGAAAAACATCCCATTTCTTATTTATTTATTTCCTTGACATCTACTTTACATCCAATTCCGAATTTAATATAAATAAAAAAAAAAAATAAACATACACATTATACATAAATATATTAAATAGGGAATGGGATGTAAAACGGAAAAACCGCTAAATTCGCCTAAAAATGGCATCACTAAACAGTGTTTTTGGCAATTTCCCATTCAACTCGTCAATTTTCCTCTTATTCACCCGTTTCGCTCTATCAAGTCTATCCTGACTTGTTGCCAAAATGGCCAGTATAAACCGTTCCTCTTTTGTAATTCCGGGCCTTGTTTGTCCCAGGGCTTTATACACTGTCAAAAACCCTTTATACATAATTTCATCATCGTTCATTTATCTCACCTTTCTGCCTATGTAGGCTTATGTCTTATATTCCTACTTATCCTCTTCCAATAACCTTCTTCGGCCTACCACTCTTATAGAGAGAGACCTTGTCAATAGTTTCATGTTCATTCTTCAATATTCTGGCAATGAAACGAGTTCTAATTACCAACGCATTTTCCAGTGTTCCGTGATAGGATGGTATTTCCGGTCTTGAATAATAGTTCCCCTCTTTACCGTGAGGACTACCCTCTTTCAATCTAATGACCCAACCGTAACCGTATTCTATCATTTTACAATCCTCTCATATAAACCATAACCAATTAAACTACACAAGTCCTTGCCATTGCTATCTGGCAAGGTGTTGTAGAGTTTACACCTATGGTTTTTGGGGAATATGTAATTTATTATCTTCGTCAGAAGAACTTGTCAGTTTTTTAAGACAACCATGATGGATATGAAACCTCAAAGTAACATTCTGTATATGGGATTTAATCTCCTTGCCTTCTCCTCCTATAGTTTTTGTTGTAATAAAATGTTGATTTCCGGTAATTGTAATATAGAATATATTACACGAATCCGGAATATCTACTCCTTTGATTTCTTCTCCACAAATATCACAATAATACTTTTTCATCTTACAACCCTTTCACTAAAGTAACATTCTCATGCAGAACGGACTATCCATTCTGCTCTATCGCTTCCAGTTCTTCTTTCGCTTGCCGATATAATCTGCAAAACTCATAATCACGACACGGTGTGTTGTTTCCATTGCGGCAGTAACATTCTGCCTCGTCAAACTCTCTTTCGCAAAGAGACTTGTTACTCCAATATACTAACGCAATCAAATCCAGTAGTATTCTATCCATCTTTCACCTCACTTTCACTTTTCTTCGTCTCTGCGTAACCATGCAATCATAAGAAAACCCAAGTCAAGCCAGCAAGCCGATTCGCACTTTTCAAAACCAACACCAAAACTGTTCCATAAAGATACTACTATGGTTGTGGGTCTTAAATGCAAACAAAAATATCTTTTCTCCATTATTTCACCTCTCTTTCAAAATATAAGATTCAACAAAAGTATTATCAAACATAGAAATACGATTAATATAGCTATAGTGTCTATCATTATTTCACCTCTCTTTCAAAATAAATCTCTAATTGTTCGTCCTACAGTCCTATGCTTCCCTACCGCTCCCTGTATCATCACACGCACCTTCGCGTCCAGGTCATCTATAAACTGCTTTGACACCTGACTGGGCAGCCATCCTGTTCGGTGCTCCTGTGCCCATCGTAATGCGAATCTCTTACACGCCTGCCGGTTTATCAAACTATCCATCAATCGTTCCGTCCTTCCTCAAACTCATCCAATAATTCTTGAAGATAATCATGGGCCTGTTGTTGGAGATAGAAGAAAATACATACCTGTCGATAGTTGTGCGGTGGGGTATCGTAACAACCGGCATCATTATACGCATTTTCCAATTCATTTCCATAGAGATAATACAAATCGTCAATATATTTATTATAAATAGGAGTATTGGCGTCGCACATCTCCGTCAGATAGTCGCATATTTCCTGATAAATATCTTCTCTGTCATAGTCAGGATTTTCTTTGACTATTTCGTCAAATCGTTTCTTAATTTCCGTATTCACGCTGTCAGTCCGTTCCTGCATCGTGTCATCAATTTCGATATTTCGTTTCATTATTCTATCCTCTCAATCTGTAATCAGTTCATCTCGTATCGCCAGCCCTACTCGGTCAACAATATCATTAACCGCCATTAGCCAAGCACTATCATTTCGTCTTTCCTTCACCACCTTTTGTGCTTCGATAGCTTTGATTTTTTCTTTCCCGCGTTCAATAGCTTCAATCACTTTTACACGATTGTGTTTTTCAAATTGTTCTGTAGTCCACATTTTACAACCCTCTCAATCTTAATTATTATGATGTTCGCCCTGAAAATGTCCGGCGCTGCGAATACGATAGCCGCAATACGGGCAATGACTATTTTTCACTCCTTTTTTGCCTTTTGCTTTAATAGCTGCCAATATTCGCTTTTGCTTTCCCTTGTCCTTGTCGCTGATCTTTTTTTCGGCAATCTTATTGCCATGTTCGTCTGTGTTCATCTTTCAAGTCCTCTCATATGAACCATCAATCTGTTAAGTCTGTGCTGTCCAGTATTGCCAATATTGTCAGTATTACCCGCAATCACTGGCCGCAGTAAACATTCGACCGAACAGCACAGTATTAAGAGAGGGATGGTTTTAATGATACAGCTTGCCGTCCTCGGTAAACTCATATTCCATATTCTCAATAGTCTCGACTATAGCTTTGTCGCTGGTCAAATATTCATACTCCTTTTGTAGTATGATCCTATAGTCTTCGAGAATTGACTGCAAAAAATCATCATTTAGTGCTTCTTGTTCGTCATCGTCTTCGACAATATAATCCAAAAACTCCGCCGCCGTCTTGTAAGTCTCGCAACTCTCCCCGTGCTGTTCGACTATCGCGTTGGCGACATCTTCGGCGTCCAGTGTAAAACTCCCTCGACAATACGATCCCCGGCCAATATTAAACTCTGTCAATTTAATCCCTACTTGTTTGGCGTCATAAAACACCTGTTCCCACCATTCATAGTCAACATTTATTTCAGCAAAACTTTCTATTGCCTTTTGTTTTGCTTCATCCGATAGTTCATCATACGGATAGACCTTTGTCTTTTTAACATCAATTCTCATTTTGTTATCTCCTCTGCTAACTTAAACTGCCCAAATTCGTTGGTTTTAATCAATCCACGTTTGGCAAGTCTTTTGACAGCATCTCTTGTCCCTCTGTCTCGCTTGTCCCATGTATGCCACCCTGGATAAGATAATGCAAATGTATAAACATTGAACATATTACACCCTAACCATTTTACGTTCTGTTTCATTTTATCATCTCCAACACATAATCAAAATACACAATAACAACACGATTATCAAAACAACCAGTATTTGTTCGATAGCCATTCTCATTTTATCAACTCCTTAAACAATTTATTGGCCTGATATGCCGTCATAGAACAAAACTCTCCCACAGTATTTATTTTGCCGTTTAATTCCATTCGGCGAACGCTATACATTCGTGGGCCATGCGGCGGCTTTTCGCTGGTAACAAAAAACCAAATATTGTCTTTGATCCTAACGGCGCCGATTCGGCTTTTGAAAAACCTCATTGAATCAGGATCAAAAAAATAGCCACGTCCTTTTGTCCTGTGTTTGTATTCTATTTGTAAACTCATTTTGTTATCTCTCATGTTATTATCTCCAATATCACAATCACTATTATATCAAATCCTCACGTCCTTGTCAAGAGAAAAAACAGGGCGTCCAGTCTGTTCCGGTAGTATTCCGGCAAATATTCTATCCACTGGGCGCCCAAAAGACAAAGAATGTCAACGGCATTGGGCCTCCAATTTTGTCCACCATGTCTCCAGTACCTTCACCGCTTCGATTCCCGTCAATATACCCATCCTTACTTTATTCACAAGCCCCTCGCATAGTTCAGGAAGATTCTCCACAGATACCGCAACCCTGGACAAGTGATCTTTGTCAGATAGCATACTCATTATCATATCCTTTCAAATAATCTTAACCAAAAAAGTATAGATAACAATCTTCACAAATTTCTAACTTCTCACGTGTATCACTGTGCTTCTTTCCTATGGTGGCCGAACAATAATAACGATTCCCCGCCAATTTAGTTCCGCAAGTCTGGCAGGGAAATTCACTAAAAAATGGGCCAAGTAATTCCCCACCCTGCCCTTTCCATATACTCACACCACGAACAGGACTAAAATTGTAATATCCTGCAATTAGTTCTTCATTTGGTCTATGTTTATCTGCCATCTTCTTATTCTCCATATAATTCAACACAAAGCAATATACGCCGCAACATTCAACTAAAACCCACAAGTCCGCTCAGTTTTCATCTGCGGCTTCGGCAACATCTTTCAGATCGTCAATAAGCAAATTAGCTTGATAAATCATATCATAAGCACCGTCTTTTGTTAAATCTTCAATATCCACAGGAGTATTAGGATGCTGTATATCTACAATCTTAACCATATACATACTCATTTTCTTATCTCCAACAATTTATTTATGTTACAATTCAAACACTAACATGGCCAATGCTCAGCTTGTTTATTCTGGCCGATCCAGCCTGTACTAAATGCTTCCATTTTTTGTATTCCGGGCAATTATAACATATGCCATTCCTATAGCAATGCCGGAATGATAGCCCACGGCTTTCACATTCCTTGCAGCACGGTAATAGTTTTATTTTCATGGTAATTGTCATTCTTGAACTCCCTCTGTTTATCACATAACATTCAACTAAAACCCACAAGTCCGTCCAGCTATTAAACTGGACGGTATTACAGGTTTTAGGCTGTATAGCGGCAACCATAAAGCCGATGGTGTCTTTTTTCAAGTCGGATAAGCAACCAGTAGTCGGTCATCAACAAAAACCCTTGTTCCAAATGCCGATTGTATAAGATTCTAATGGCCCTAATTGTTAGACTTTTCATTTTGATCTCCTCTTTTTTGTCGGCTTTACTCTCTCAAAGTCCCGCTTGCTTCGTAATATCAATCCCTCACTGCCATGCTCTTTTGCTATTTGAATATACTCCATTATATCATCAAATCGTTCTTTTGGTATTCTTATCTCCATGATCATATCTCCAACAATCTATCCTAAAAACCAGTCATAACGCAAGTTTTGCCTGTTGGCTTGTGCTCGTTCAATCAACTCAATACACTCACATATACAGTGCATATCCTCGTTGCCGAGAAACTTAACGCTGATCATCGCTTTGTGTGCTATGTTAAGTAGAATATCTCCCTGTTTGGCAACGTCGTGATTATGAGAATTATTTTCTATATGAAATCTTTTATCTCTTGCCATTTTATCATCTCCAACAAAGGTTATCAATTCGGAAACTCTTTAGCTCTACTATATTATACAACCTTTCCGCCACTAATACAATAAAATTCTCGGCAATTTCACAAAATAGTCAAAATACTTGTAACTCCATATCCACAAAACACTTACATTCCATCCTTTGTGCAATTATTGAATAAAAAAGCAAAAAAATTTCACCCTTTCAAGACTTTTCTCTTGACATTCGTCTAAATCGTGGTACAATCTACTACAGTTGTAGCATTACAGTTGTAGCAGTAGTCATTCGCTTATTTGACAAGTGAATAAAAAAAGCCCGACACGATTGACCGGGCTTAATGAGAAGGAAATGAGTTTAGTATTTATGTGTAATCTCTTTGAAAGTTTTATCATCATAAAAATTAGTGTAAACAAACAATCTAAAGTTATTGCCCAAAATTCGCAAGGCTCTACGATATGCTCCTCTAAACGTTTTTAGTTCAAACAAAATACGGCCTTGTGTTCCCATTGGCTCTGTTCCTTTGTCTGTTAGTTTATATGCGTAGAACTTCATTTTAACGTCCTCTCAATTAGGCACAATCGCCATAATTACAGTATAACACATTACAAAGTGACATGCAAGAGAAAAATAAAATAAAAAGGAAAAACCCCATGACCAACAATTCCGATTCAACGGCCAGCATCGTTCTCCGGCTGTTAGACAGCCACCAAACGGCCTACACAATCGTACACGGTCAACCGTTAAGCCCGCCAATAGTTCTCAAGAACAGTGCACAATCCAATCAATCGGCACGAAAGCCAGCGCTTTACTTGGGCACAACGGCCACCATCGCCGCTTGGCTGAGCACAATCGACCGTCCGCTCGAAGTCACTTCCACTCACGGACGAGGGGGGAGGTAGGGCGATTTGCGGAATGGAAGAGAAAGGGTGGTATACTGTTAGAGAAGTAATATTAAAATCACGATTTGAGAAAAGGTATAGTCCTATAATAATTTGGATGGATGGAAACCTGTAATGAAAATAGCCGAATTTGGGAGACAAGAAATGACAAAACAAAGGATATTTCCGTTTATTGTTAATGGCAAGTTTTGGAAAGAGTTGGAAGTTAATGAAAAGGCAATAAGAGAAGGACATATTGTTGTTACTGCATTAACGTCAAATAATGATTTTTATTTTTCAGGAGTTATGCCTGAAATAACGGTAAAAATGAGGCATGTTGTGTTTCAATTAGCAGAAGTAACAGAGACTATTAATCCATATAAAGCCAATTGGTTTTCTGGATTTTGGATTGTTGATGATAAATTGTATATAGAGGATGAAAATCTTTATACAAAGTAAGATAGCGCATTAGGAGACAAGAAATGAAGGAAAAAGAGCATACTGCCGAAGAGATGTGTAAACAACACATGGAGCGTGCTAAAGAGTTAATAGTTATAGCGTCGCAGCGCATAAAAACGAAAGAAATGGCTGTAGATGCGCTTACAGCAGCACAAATAAACATTAGTCTGGCTATAATTCAAATTAGCAGGATTTATGAATCAGAAATCAATACAGAATGTGATAATCAACGATTAACGCTGATTGAACCTGGAGACGAGGAATGAAAACATGTAGATGTGGGCATAACAACTACGAATGGGCTGTTGATAGCCAGCTAAAATCGTGGTTGAAATGTGCCGATTGTGGAGAGAATTTCTTCGACGACGGAATAGGTGTTATCCTGATAAATTGGGATGCCACAAATATTGACGAAATTGATTTAACCAAATGTGTGGAAAAACAACAGGAAATTGTAGATAATGCACATTGACTTCGATGATAACATATATTTATCCGAATGGGGAAGACGTGTCAGGCCCGCCAAAAGTTATGACAGTCTTCCCCGACATTTTACATGTGAGTTGAATGAGTAAGAAGAAAGCGACAAAGAATAAAAGTAAAAGCAAGCCGATTGCTGTAGATGTTAAGCCGGTTAAGTGGCAGGCTGGCGAGCCAAGAAAACCACAAAATTTTTGGACAGAACAATACAAACCTGAGTATGATAATATCGCATCAAGGCTAATAGCCGTTGGATTCAGCGAGAATGACTTGAGCCATACGTTTGACGTGCCAGCGTCTGCAATAAAGGGATGGAAGAGGAGTTTCCCAAGTTTCAGAAAAGCGTGTAACGAGGGCAAGAGAGGACAGTTGAAGAGAGTGGTGGCCAGTGGGTTGAAAGAGGCATGTGGATATGACTGGGTGGCCACTAAGACAAAGACTGAATATGATGCTAAAGGAAATGTTGTTAAGATTGAGAAGCAGGACATACCAATGCACCAGGCCGGTAATGCTACACTGGCAACGTTTATGATGTGTAATTTGAGTAACCAGTTGAAGCTGGATGATGAGGAGGCATTTAAGAGTAAACAGAAGGTGGAGGTTGAAAACAAGAATTTGAACTTGAATATTACTGCCGAATTGGTTGGCGAGCAAATTGATAGATTAGCGGGTAAATTGCTAACTGGAGTTGGTAATAAACAAGTTGAAGCAGAAGTGATTGAACAGGAGACACAAAATGATGAATGAAGGCTGGATATGTCCAAGATGTGGAAAAGTTAATGCACCTGATGTTAAAGAATGTAGTTGTGGAGAAAACAACTGGTTAAAGAAATATATTGAAGAACCTCCAGAAATTCGTATCTATAGGTCGATGACAGGAGCAAGGCCGTTTTGGATTGATTGGTACACTATTTGTTAAATAATGAATGCAGAAAAGTACAACATAATATCTAAGAACACTGAGACATTTCTTGCAGCAATACCAAATTGTGTGCAAGAGAATATTGCCTTCAGGAAAGACCTTCATGGATTTCTGTGTACCGATGAAAAGGCTACTGCGAACTATCTTGCATTGTCGTTTCTTGACCCTGTGATTTTTTTCAATAGCTCTTTATGGACATTTAACTCACAACTAAGGCATAAGCACCTTCCATTTATATTGTGGTTGCATCAGGAGATAGGGGTAAGAAGTGTAAAAGACGCTATTGAGACAGAACAGGACAGATTTTTTAAGAAGTCAAGAAAACAAGGCGCTACGTATATAAATCTCGGAATACTTTTACTTTATTTTTTGGTTAGCCCTGATGAAAGATTTTTATTGGGCAGTAGAAAAGAGAGTTTGGTAGATGACGGTTCTGAGATAAAAGACGGTAGGGTGTTGGGCTCTGAAGAGACGTTGTTTTACAAGTTGCTTTATATGTTAGTGACATTACCAAAATATCTGCAACCACCTGTTTATAAGAAGCATCTTTTCATGCAGAATCTTGTAAATGGGTCTGCGTTCAAAGGTGAAGCAACTAACCTGGGTTTTGGAAAAGCATTTAGAAGTAGAGCGTCGCTGGTAGATGAAGCCGCACAGATTGACCCAAAGGAGGCCGGATGGATTATAGAAAATCTGGCCGACACATCTCCTACATCAATATTTAACAGCACAACCGGCCCCTGGGGAGCGGCACATCCTTATGCCAAGTTAATGACGAAGTATCCTGACAAAGTAATTGAATTAAGTTTTTATGACAATCCAATACAGGGTGCTGGACGTTATACGAGTCCTGAAGACGGAAAGGTATTGATTAAAGATGTTGAATACTATCACAAAACATTTCCTAAAGTATTTGATAACATTAAGTCTGATGTTGTTTACAACATTAATGACTTGCCAAAATGTTTTCCCTTTATCGCAGACGGGAACATTAGTAATTTCGGTTGTGACCGTACTGCTTGGCTTGATGAGTTTGAACGAGATAAGGCTATTACACCGAGAGGTAAAAGCCAAAACCTATTGATGATTGAGAGCGGCTCAACTGACATGTTCTTTCAGTTTGGCCTGTTGGAAAAGCTAAGAGACAAAACACGTGCGCCTTATTATCAAGGTGATATTGGTTATACTCTTGATGAGAACGGATATGTCTACGACACGTGGTTTGATAATGGAGGCCAAAATTCAATACTGTCATGGTGGGGCGAGTTGAAGGATAGTCTGCCGTTTCAAGGTCATAATTATGTTGTAGGTTGTGACATATCGAAGGGAACAGGGACTACCAATTCTGTTGCTGCCGTGTTGAACGTAAATACAAACAAAATTGAAGGACTATTGGTTACGCCTTATCTATCAATGACAGATTTTGCAGAAAAGTGTGTTGCTTTATGTGAATGGGTTGGAGGCAATGTGCCGCCGATTCTAATCTGGGAGGAGAATGGAGCACCAGACTTTTTGAAACGTGTTGACGAATTGGGATATTACAATTTGTTTGTCAAAGAGGATAGGTCTGGTAAGAAAAATAAGAGCGGAAATAAGTATGGATGGAGAAGTACACAAGGGCCGAATGGCACTAAATTGGAAGTGTTGAACAATTTGGATTCTGCATTGTATGAAGGACTTAAAGAAAATCCTCGATTCAGCCCATTGAAAATCTATGACGAACAAACTGTGAACGAAATGGAAGGATATGTGTGGTTTGAAGGCAAAATAGATATTGGCCCTGCTGCTGCACAAACGGAGACAAGTGGTGCTAAGGCCGCACATGGAGATAGGGTTATTGCCATAGCAATAGCCAATTACGGCAGAAGACAACAGCAGCCTGGAAACGGAAGTGAGTCGAGGTTTTATGCCGAGAACAGTTGGCAGGCACGAAAGGAAGCAAAGGAGAGAAAAAACAAGGAACAAAGAGACAGAGGAAAAAAGTGGTGGGACTAATGAAATATAAAATCGGCGATAGAATTGTGCATTTTACTGGTATTCATGGAATGATAACAAAAGTTCTTTTTGATACAAACACCTATTGGTTTGTTTATCTAAAAAGTGGTGGAGAGTTGGTACGAATAGAAATAGACGAATGTGAGATTGATGATTACACGGAAGACAATAAGATTGGATTTGGTAAAAATAGGACATAAAGAATGGCTAAAGTACTTGATGAAAAAGATGTTAAACATAATCGTGTAGTACGGTATCAAATGCTTGCAAGAGCATGGCCTAAGAAATACGAAGGTGCGTTACATCATTCTCAAAGACTTGAGCGGCTGTGGATTTCAGGATACTACAACAAAGGATACTCACGCTGGCATTTGATTAACCTTATGAATCGTGCCGTGTCTGCTGGAGTTTCATATCTGGCCGAAGGTAATCCAAAGGTATCTATAGAGCCGAGAGCGCCTAAGCTAAGGTCATTCGCATACGCGATGAAACTCATAGTTAATTTCCTTATTGAAAAATACGATTTCGCAGAGAATGTTTTTATCCCAGGCGCTGTTGCTTCCTACTTCGGTGCTGCAATCGCCCGCACATTTAATGAATATGACAGATGTGTTTCTATTGGCGGTGAGAGAATAAAAGTAGGTAGTCCTAAAGTTGCTATCATAGAACCGTGTGATTATATAGGTGACCCAAGTGTGAAGGTTAGGGCTGACTTTGCGTTTGAAGGTGACATGTATAGATTGCCTACAGAGTATGCTAAAGATTTATTTGCACGAAAGGATAGATACGGAAAACAGGTAGCCGATTTCATCAAAGCTGACTGCAATCTTGTTACCAAATACAGTGCCGAGGAAATAACATCCAAAGGTGATTATGATTACAACAAAATGGCACTTGAGGAATATTCCACCTTTATAGATATATACAACAGAAGAGAGAAGACAATTGAGACAATAATGCCAATGGGACATAAGGCAATTGTCTTAAAAACCATTGATGCAGCCATAAATCCGTATGACTATCTTGGATATAGATTTCCTCCAAATTGCCCAGTTCCTATCCCTCCAGCGTGGGATATTTACGACCTTGATACCACCGCTAATGCTGTAGCAGATTCTGAGAGAAGGAAAGCTGAAGCACAAAGAACTGTTATAGCCGCAGAACCAACTGGGAGGAAAGCGGCTGAAGCTGTACTGAAGTCAAAAAAGGGTATAGATGTAATAACTGTTAAGGGCATGGGTGATGTTAAACAGTTTAACTTCGGTGGTGTAACAAGCGAAGGATTGGGCTGGATGGAATGGACTGACAGGGAGTTTCAAAAGGCCGGTTCTACAACTTCTGATATATTCAGAGGAGCAGGGCCGACATCCGATACATTAGGACAGGATCAAATGGTGTTTTCAAACGCCGCAAGAATGGTGAATAGCTATTACATACGGTTTCACAACTGGATGACATCAATTTTACGAAAATGGACTAATATGGTTATGGATGACCCTTCGTCTTATGTCGAGGTATTGGATACCGTTAAAGTGCCTGGTTTGGGTGACTATGAGTATCCTGTGTATTTTAGCAAACCTGATAAGGTAGCAGATTTCTCACAGTTGATTCTTAATGTCGAACCGTATAGTACACAACGTAAGACACCTGAGATGAAGTATCAATCGTTGTTCCAATATGCTACCACATGGATACTGCCTACCATGCAGCTTAGAAGGCAACAGGGTGCTGATATTGATTTGCAGATGCTTGATAACACACTTGCGGAATACGGAGGTTTCGATAGTTTTCCGCAGTGGTATAAATCTGTGTTGCCTGGGGACAATCCTGATGTTGATTATCTGCTCAAGACAGATACTGGTAAACAAAGTAAAAACCCAGGACAACTTAATGATTCTTTGGGAGCTATGTTGCCGTCACGCGAGGCTAATTCAACCGGTTTTGATATGAGAAACGGTGTAGGGATTAACAGAAATACTAACACAGGGGGACAAGGAGACTAAAATGAAAATACTTAAATGCGAGTTTATTGTAGTGTTAGCAGTATTGTTGACTATTGGAGGATTTTTTTGGAGTTCAAATAAATCAAATACAGTTGATTTATTAAACAATAAAATAGATATTTTAGAAAAAGATTTACAGGCAATGGAGGAGTGGAAAGATAATTTATTACACATGAAAAACCAACTTGAAAATGATTTAGATTATCTTAAAGACAGTTGGGTATCTCAATATAATGCGCTGCGTAGATGGGAAAAATGGAAAAAAGAATTAGACAAGAAAACAGATACACCCGTTGTTATAGTTGAACCACAAGAACCAAATTTTACTGATATAGTTCAAGAGTCAATAAAAAGCGTTGTTCATATTATGTGTCCAGAGTGGCAAGGAAGTGGGTTTGTGATTACACCAAATATAATTGCAACTGCAAGACATGTTAGTGAGAAGGTAGAATCATTTGATATTACTACAAACGAAGGGCATAAACTTCATGCAACAAGAGCTATATCCAGTAAAAAATATGATATATCTCTTATTTATATTGATGATTTAACTTGTGTAGCAGAAAAAGAAAGAGAACTTGAATGTAAGAAAGTAACACATAAAGTTAAATTGGTTCCGGCAAAACTTGGTAGTATTAAAGATTGTAAGTTAGGACAGCAAGTATATACTATTGGTTCGCCTTATGGAAACAGGAACTTTAATTCTGTGTCTAAGGGAATTATATCTGGTTTTGATAGAAATTGGGATTATGTTAATTTAATAACAGGAGAGCAGTATGGTTGGGAAATTACTTTCACGTCGGATAGTGCGGTTCATCCTGGAAATTCCGGTGGTCCTATATTTACTATGGACGGTGTTGTCAGGGGAATCGTCGTTGGTGCTCGCTCTCCTGTGCTTAATTGTTCTATGCCCTGTGATTTATTCATACCTGACATCGAGTACATAAAGTCTATGTTCATTATGGATAAATATAATAAGGAGAAGGCTGTTGAACATGTTGAAAATGAGCAATATTGATAGGAAATAATGATGTCAGAGGAATTAGAGAAAAAGCTTAAACGGTCTGGTCGTAAGAAAGGATTCGTAGGAGAACGTCTGAATAAGTATGTTTACGGCGCTTTGCGTAGACTGACAGGCTGGAAGCCAAGTCATCAAAAGAA